ACACTAGGAGTGCCTGTTGGTGTAATCTCACCAAGGATGACTACGACACGAACAAAGCGAGATGTTCCGACGTTGGGATAGGCAAAAGTTGCGGAGGTAGCGCCATTAGCCAGACTATCAAGAGCCGTTCCGTCGAGGAGGTAGGTTTCAAAGTCTGTTAGGTTGTCGATTACCTCAAGAGAAGTTTGCACCTTAGCAAGGGTAGACGCTCCAATATTTGACACTGATAGCAGGGAGCTTTTTCCTGAAGCGGAAAGGTAGTCCAAAAGATTACTAGGTATGGAATATGACGAGTCGGTACCAGTAGAGCCGGATGGTGCTGGATATATGTCGTATATCTCAATACCTGGCATTTATTTAATCCTCTATGTCCTCGACTTCTATCCCAGAGAGATTTCCTAATTCGTCATTTATCATATTAGCAACACGTTTTCCACGTTTAGGAATTACATTGTTAATTACAATAGGCTGCTGTTGTGCTTGAGGTTGTTCTTGTTTGCTAGTAGCAATTTGCTCCATGCTTAAACGAACTCGCTCTAAAGCAGTATCTGAAGCAAGACGGCGCTCTTCCATTAGCTTTTCTGACTCAGATAGCTTAATCCGCATGTTCTCAAGCTCAAGTTTTTGAATCTCAAGAATATGCGCCATCTGGCTAGTTTCTTGCTTAATAAGCGTTTTATCTGCCTCAGTCTGAGCCATTGACTGCACTTTAAGCATATCAACTTGAACGGCTTGTCCTTTAATCTGAACTTCCTGTTGGTCAATCGCAAGGCGCTGTTGATCCATATACTCTTTAAATTGCTGCTCTTGAACACGCAGTTGAGCCTCAAGTTGGTCGCGCTGCATTTTAAGCTGCTGCTCTTGTGCTGCAAGTTGATTTTTAACAGCCTTATCTTGCATGTCCATTTGAACAGCTTGCACACGAGCTTGTGACTCAATTTGTGCAATCTGCATACGACCCTGAATCTCAAGTGTTTTAGGATCTGGAGGTGGCGGTTGTTTTGCTGCCTCTTCCTTAGCCTTAGCAATCTGCTCAATTTCTTTAAAGGCTTTGCTAAATAGGCCATCAACTTCTTTACCGCCTTTAAAGCGCTTAATAAAGTTTTGAAACAAAGCCAAACTAAACTGAGCTAGTGGCGGGTATTGCTCTACTAGGCCACGCATTTGGTCGAAGAAACCACCAGCAGCTTGAAGAAGCATAGTGCCTTCTTGCTGTTGTTGTTGCTGGTCAATAGCTACCATAGAGTCGGAAGCTATTTCGATACGGTAATTACGCTTAGTATTGTCTCTAAATATCTCTAGGATTTGCTGCTTCATTTGGTCAATGAGCTGCATTGGGTCTGGTGGAGGCGGTGCCATTGGCGGCATTGGTGCCATACCTGACTCATCTGGTGGCATACCTTCTTGACCTGGCATTGGCTGAGGGGGTGGAGGCGGTGGCGGTACAAATATGGTTGGCTCAATAAGAGCATCAGCATCAGCCGTCTCAAATATGCGCTCTGGGTCAAACTGCTCCGCAATAATCGTGCCAAGATGCATAATGGCATCAGAGATGAACTTACAGAACATGTTCTGACGCACGATTAGGCCAAGGGATGACCAAGCATTTTCAAGTCTATTAGCCGTAGCTGACTTGTACTGCTCTGATGTACCCCGTAGCAGGTCTGACACCTTTAGTGTTTCATAAAGCTGCTGTAGTGCGCTTTGGCGGTTCTGCTGTAGCGTGTTAAGCACGTTTACGAACTGCTCAACTGGCAAGAACTCCATACCGCCTTGCAAGCCGCCTCGACCTTTGTTAGCAGTCCAGCCAGTAACACCGATACCTTTTAAGTCATCTTGGAATAGCTGCTCAAGGTAATCACCCATAGCAGCATCATAAAGAAAGTTAGGTCGTACTGCCTGAGTAAGAGCATGGATACGGGTGGTAAGGCGCTCAACCTCAAGGATTTGGTCTTTAACGTGGGAGTAGTCTGATACTGGGATAATGCTGTTAGGGTCTTGAGTTTGTCTGATAACGGAACAAGGATAAAAGCCCTCAAACTTGATAGGCGGCTCTGTCTCTTCAATTAGAACATCTTCGTTACCTGTTTGAATCCAGTAAACCTTATTAGTAGCTTCGCACCAGATTTCCCAGATTTCAGCCTTACCCTCAAACTTCTCATCTTGTCTGGTGGCATCCTTTTTGTTTGTCTCTGGAACACTATCGTAGTTTAGTTTGTTGGCTTTTTCTTCGCCAAATAAAGCCTCTGCTTCTTCCCTATCCAGGAAGGCACGCCTGGCTTGCCACTCGATCTCTGCCTCGTTCCTTGCGTCTGAGCAGCGGTAATCTGAGAACTGCACCACTTCGAGTATAGCTTTTTCGCTAACCTTTTGTTCAACTTCCAGCGAAGAAATAAGTATGCCGTTAGACGCTTCTGTAAAGCCCTCAGTATCGCCTTCATACGGTGTGCCATCTCCCTGAATAAGAGCGCCGTTAGGGTCACGAATTACAGCAATTTCTTGAAAGATATTTTCAAATTTAGGGGCATATCTAGCCCATAGTACGGCTTGGCCTGTTAGTAGGAACTGTAAAGCTGCGTTGTAACCGACTTTATCAAAGCTAAAGTGGCAATCCATTGAGTACTGAGTATTTCGCTCTAAGATAACGCTACCAAGCTCATAGGGCAGCCCTCCTGCTCGCTTGCGTAGGTTTACCTCAGCTTTTGGTGTGGAGCTGTAGTAAGCTGGCAAAAGAGTATTAACGCAGTACCACCATACGTTTAAGCGGCGTGGGGCATCTTTTAGGGTTTCTATCTCTTTAATGCCGTTAAATACTTTAATGGATTCTTCGGCTGATTTAATGAACTTTTCGTAGCGTCTATCGGCCTGAGTGATTTGGGCTTTCCACCAGCGTGGCGAGTACTTTTTAACTAAGGGCCGAATAGTTTTATTTTTCATATTTGAGGTCTTTTGTTTCTAGCCCGTATTTTAGCAATATAACTTTGTAATTTGACCATACCTCTATTTAGTACTTGCTCTGGTTCTTCCCACTTAGAATCAATCAAACGGGTTTTGCAGAGGTATCTTAAAGCATCGACGCCGTGGTCATTGCCTTTTGTATCTAAATCCTCTGGCTTTTGCTTGTCTATTGACATCGATGGTAAAGTCTCTAGCAAGTATGGGCAAGTAGCAAAAAAGTATATCAAGGGTGGATTTGCTACCAGCCGTTGTCTAATTTGTGCCCAACCAGACTGTCTATCATTATCGGCTTGTCTAAACGAGGGGTGTTTATACTTAGCAAACACAGTATTGAACTGATCGTTAATAGTGGGGCCACCTTGATTATTAAAGATGCTAGGGTCAGCAGAGCAGATAGGGTTTTCGCCTACTGATAGAGCTGCGATTCGTTCGGCTTGAGTGACGTTATCAACTCCTTTGCCCCAGAGTTCTCGATATATAATAATTGAGCCTTTAGGATATGGTACTTCCTTACCATCATCAGTACGTCCAGAACTAACAGCACCCCAGACAGCAGCAAAAGGAGAGTGATAACCCCAATCATAACCCATATAACGGGGCCAATGTTTAGGTACATTGAAAGGAGAAATGATATGTTTAGAGCTAAACTCAGGAAAGTAACTTCCTTCATGGATTTCAAAGTCTCCTTCTAGCCAGGCTCGCACCAGTTCTGGACTACCTACCATGTGCAAGCGGTTAATATAATCAGGGTCACGAGCGAGTAGGATTTGATTATCGTGCACCCTGCTAGGGATATAGATATAATCAAAACTAGAGCCGTTAGGTAACTCTTTTTTGAGCATTTTCATGCCCTTTGGCGCTGGCTTAATAAACAAAGCCTTTAGCCAGGAGTGGCCTATACCACCAGGGTTAAACGTAAGGATGATTTGACCACCTCCTCTACCTCGTAGTGCTCCGAATAGCTTCCAGATAGGGGAAGGGTCAGCATAGTTACCAGCTTCCTCTATAGCGCAATCTGAGAGGTTTTGGCCCTGGTATTTTTCAGCATCGGCATCATTGCCTAGAGGTCTAAAACGTAGGCGACCACCCGACAGGAAGGTAAATTGCTTTTTCTGGTCTTGCCAATGCGCTTTAAGGGGTAGGTAAATCTGTTTGGCACGTTCAATAAGGTCATCAGCTTGAGGCAGTTCTTTACGAAAAAAGATAGCATTGAAGTCAGCCCCTAATTGTTCTTGTTTGATTGCAAACTTGCCTAATACCCCGTCGGTCTTACCTCCACCACGTGCACCGCCATAGCCAATAAGCGTAATAGGGCAGTTTACCAAAGCCTCCTGAGGGCCGGATTGAGGCTGCCATACTACGTTTACATCTAAGTTTTCGGTCATTTGCCAGTGACTACGCAGTTAGAGTTATAGATTCGCTCTACTTCACACTTAGGATTCTGGCATACAAAGTAGTTACCCGTATAGCCAGCTGACATACTAAAGTAAGGTGTATTTTCCTCTATAAACTCAGTACTAATAACCTCACACTTAGGGCAACGCATTACTTGTGGCCCGTCCTCGTCTTTAAAGCTGTGTTCAACCCCCATAGTTATCCTTTAAAAAGTGGCAACGCTTCAGCTTCGTCTGAGTTCTCTAAGTACCCCGATATTACAGCAACAGCCAACATGGGCCTCGTCATCAGCGAGATGGACGTCTGCTTTATCCTTAGTGTTTTAGCACATAAACTACGTCGCCTTATGCTTATTTACCCCCCATACCTTATCGTAATCCTCTTTAGTTATTTTGTGGTCTAGTAATCGAAACCCTCTATTACACCGCTTTTTGCCACAAACTACCCAAACATTATCGGTAACTATAGCGCCTGGTAAGTAGCAATGCGGACACTTATAATACTCAATCCTCTGAGTCCTGGGTAAGATATTTTTGTACGAACTCTTCCTTGGACATCGGCTTGGCACTAACCACACTCCTAATCTCACCCGTAATCTCTAGGGTCTGCTGCTCGCTCCAGCCTAGTTTAGTCTTTAACAGGTGTAACAGGATAGGTGTATTTCCATTCATAGCCTCAGCTATAGCTACAGTAGCTAGCCCCTTCTGCATCTGACTCTGACCCTCTAAAAACTCTTCAGAGTAATACTTATCCAGCAAGTAAGGTGTAATCCTAGCAGCTAAAGCAGTACTGCTCTTAGACAAGCCCAATCGCCCCATATCCCGTATCTGTAACGCTAACTGCTCATCCTTCTGATGCTCCCTAGTCTGCGGCACCTCCCGCATAATCGGAGGCAGTATTTCTATTTCAGAATTTTTTAAAATCGGGGTCACCTCTATAACTTCACCCTGTTTTAAATCATCTTCTTTTTCCATTTTCATACCTTGTTATAAAGATTTATTGTAATGATTTCAGCTATGAAATTTTTTCATACTTGACAGGCTGTATACTTTGCCCCCCTAATACCCCTAGCAGCTTCTTAACCCCCTTCCCTTCTTGCGCTTCCTATAAAAGTATTATCATACAGTACGCAGCAGCGTATATCCCCTTCCTCCACACCCCTAACCCCTCCAGAGGGGAAGCTAATAGCAGAACAAAGTTTGAGTAATAATAGCGGAAATTTTTGTGGGTGATGAGCTATACATGTAACCGGTACCCTGCTCATTTTCGAATTTGTTTGCGAAACGG